TGACCTTCGAAAGAGGGCATTATTCTCCGACATCTCCCGGGATGTCACCATCCCGGTGGTTGCGTGTTCGTACGCGAACATGCGCCGAAAAGGCAGCAGGGAAGTAGGTGCCGAGCTCCGACCGAGCTCTCCTGTCCCACGCGAGGACCTCTCGAATCCTCGTGTGCGTGGACAAGACCCCCCCAAGACATCCGTCTTGAGGCTTGGGCCACCTCTGCTTCCCCGGCTTGATCTCATGTGCCCGAATCTTCTTGTACTTGCCACCTCCGTAGATAAACTCTTGGTTTGCACACATGGAAACGTATGCAGACGCATCGGAGTTGGCAATGAAGGCGTCACCCGGTTGATAATCCTCCACGCGGAGCGAATCCACGTGCATACGATTACGGTCAACCAGCGCCCTCAACTGCTGTCTATCCTCCTTGGAGGATGGAACTGCAGGTACTTGAAGACTTCGGATGTATCTCGTTGGGTCATGAGCACCTCCGTGCTCAGCATTCTCGCAGAGATAGAGCTCCTTCAAAGCTGCTCGACACCAGGCGGGTACTCTGAGTCGCCCCTTGCATGGGTGACCCAGACCGCCAAGTGCAGCTGGGAGCTCTGCGGGTCTCCACCTCTTCGATGCAACCAGACGCTGCTTGCGGTAGATTGTTCTAGCGCAGCGTGCAAGCCTGTTGAACGAAGTCGAGTCCACAGAATGCTGAGACATGACCCCATTACCGTCCCTGACGAACTCCTTCAAGGATGCCGGTCTAAAGGATTGGATCGAGTGGCCATCTCTTGCGAGAAGACCATACGCTTCGCAGAACACGAAGCCGATCTTAGACCTGTAAGACTTTCCTTGATGGAGCTCGCTTCCTACAGCGTGTGCTCTGGCACCGTAGGAAGGCACGTTTCCGGGATGAGTCACGGCGGCAAGATCATCACCGCAGATAATCCTGTCTGGTCCAAGACCGTGACTCATCCAGTGGTTGAGGAGCGAAAGGATCGTGAACGAGCACGGAGTGCCCATAAGCGAACCTCGTACCTTCGGTACCTGCACCTTCCCCTCAACCACCTCGTAACGTGCTCGGCACCTACCTGCTTCCTCCTCGGTCATGTCACACAGACGGTACTCGACGTAATGCGGTTGCTGGCCTACGCCCAGGGACTCCCTGAGCTCATGGTACAAGAAGGTGGGCAGTCCTGCCTTCTTCATACCATTACAAACAGCTACAATCGCATCATGTCCAAAGCCATCTGTGGCACAAGTAAGATCTGCACTAAGGAAGACCTTACTTGCGTGACCGCGGGCTGC